CCAGAATGACACAACAACTGTCCTTCGCAATTTTACATTTCCATATCTTAAGACCTCGGACATTAAATTAAGTCTCGATGGTGTGGCTAGTACGGCATTTACTTTGCCTAACGCAACCACAATACAATTAAATACTGCTCCTCCAGTAGGAACCAAAATCAGAATATTTAGAGAAACCGGTATTGACGATCTAACAGCAACATTTTATGCTGGATCAGCTATCAAGTCAGAAGATCTAAACGACAACTTCACACAGAACTTGTTTGTTACACAAGAGGTAAACCAAAGATTTATCAACACTCTTGGTGGATCTATGATCGGTGACCTTAACATGGGTGAAGATTCTGAGATTATTTTTGAAGGTGCTACTGATAACGATAATGAAACTAAATTATCAGTAGTTGATCCTACAGCAGATCAAACATACAGATTACCTAACTTAGCTCAAGGTACTTATGACTTAGTAAGTACTGGAGATACAGGTACTGTTTCTTCAACAATGATTGCAGGCGATGCAGTCAACGGTACAAAAATAGCTGACGATTCTATAAATTCAGAACATTATGTTGATGGATCTATAGATACAGCACATATAGCAGACTTACAAGTTACTAATGCTAAACTAGGAGCTGATGCTGTAACTGGTGCTAAACTAGCTGACGATTCTATCGACAGTGAGCACTATGTAGACGGTAGTATAGATACTGCACATATTGGTGATGCACAAGTAACTAATGCTAAAATAGCTGACACTGCTATAAATACAGCTAAGATAGCTAACAACAGTATTATATCAGCTAAGATAGCAGATGATGCTGTAAGTACTGCTAAAATACCAGACAACGCTATTACTCAAGCTAAAATGGCAGACGATTCTGTCGGAACTAATGAACTTGTAGATGGTAGCGTAGGTGTAGATGCACTTGCAACTAACGCTGTGACTAATGCTAAAGTAGCTGATGACGCTATTGGCACATCTGAATTAGTCAATGACGCTGTTACTACAGTTAAGATAGCAGACAATGCTGTAACAATGGCAAAGTTGAATAGTGGTACACTGCCTTCAGATATAAGCATAGCAAGTGCTAACATACCAGATAGTACAATTATTACAACTGATATAGCTGATGATGCTGTTACTGTAGGAAAGATTGCTGACTCAGAACTTAAAACTCTAGCTGGTATGCAATCAGGCACAGCATCTAAACTTGCTGATAGTACAGCTCTTACAGCTGACATAGCTGATCTTAACCAGATAGATGGACTTACAAAGCAAACTACTATATCAGATAGTGATGCCAGTTTTCCAACATCCGGAGCTGTGGTAGACTATGTTGCTGCACAGCTCGCACCGCTTGGTGGTTTTGAAGCTATTGCAAACGAACAGTCATTTCCAAACACACAGCCAGCAGCTGGTGTCGTAATCAGTATCGCTGATGCAGGCGGATTAGCAGTAAGTAGTGGTTCAGCTTCTGGTCAAACAGTAGGTGGTACTACAGTTAATATTACAGGCATTGCATCTAACTTTAACGGTACAACTGTATCTAATGGTGTACGTTTTCTTGTAACTTCTACAGGAAGCGGACAAAACTATACTTACCACAAAGCTACACTAAACGAAGATGACTTAACAAGTCTTAGTGGTGATATAAATGACTTCGCAGAAAGATATCGAGTTGGTTCGTCGAATCCTACAACTAACCTTGATAACGGTGATTTATTCTTTAATACTGGCACAGGTAAAATGCTCGTATATAATGGAACAAACACTGCATGGGAAGAAGTACAATCTATAGGTAACTTCTTTATTTCTACACTTAGTCCAGCATTTGATGGTACAACACAGAACTTTACTTTAACTAACGCACCTACTAACGCAGAGCAAGTATTGCTTGTTATTAATGGTGTCGTACAGAAACCTAACTCTGGTACATCAACACCATCAGAAGGATTTGCTTTAGATGGTAGTACACTTAAATTAGGAGCAGCTCCAGCAACAGGCGACACTTATCATGCTGTGGTTATAGGTAGTACTGTAAATATAGGTACACCAAGTAACAATACAGTAAACTCTGCTATATTGCAGAACGGAGCAGTTACTACAACTAAGATTGCAGACGATGCAGTTAATGCTGATAAACTTGCAACTAATGCAGTAGTTAACGCTTCTGTAGATGCAAGTGCAGCAATAGCTGGTACAAAGATTTCTCCGGATTTTGGATCACAAAATATAGTTACTACAGGTCATATAGATTTACCAAGTGATTCAGAAGTAAAATTAGGTGATAACGATGACTTAGTAATCAGGCATACCAGCGGTGGTAATGCAATGATAAGAGAAAATGGTGGTGGAAATCTTAGTATACAAACAAACGGAAATAGCATAAATTTTTATGATATTACTAATAACCGTACTATGGCATCGTTCCAAACCGATGGACAACAGTATTTTAGATATGCAGCTGGAATAAGGTTAAAAACTTCGCACGCCGGAGTTGACATAACAGGAACATGTGCAGTAGCTGGAGACATAACAGTAACAGGAACAGTTGATGGTAAGAATGTATCAAGTCTAATACAGCATGTACATCAAGATACAACACCACAACTAGGCGGTAACTTAGATGTAAATGGAGCTAATATTGTATTTCCAGATAGCTCTACTGCTGGTACTAATTTAAACAGATTAAAATTTGGTGCAGGCACAGATTTACAAATTTATCACGATGGTACAGAAAACAGGGTTGCAAGTTCTTCTGGAATAAATCATAGAATTACAACAGATCAGTTAATAGTTAACAATGCAGCTAATAACGAAGAAATGTTTAAGGCTATTGGTAATGGAGCTTGCGAACTCTATTTTGATGCAGTAAAGAAAGCAGAGACAGTAACGGGTGGCTTTACAGTTACAGGAACTTGTACTGCAACAGCTTTTGCTGGTGATGGTTCTGCATTGACAGGTATATCAGCATTTGTTAGCGGTATGATAATGATGTACAATAGTACAACTGCTCCATCTGGTTGGTACTTGTGTGACGGTAATAATGGTACACCAGATCTAAGAGATAGGTTTATAGTTGGTGCTGGTAGCACTTACTCTGTAGGAGATACAGGTGGTTCTGCTACTGTTACAGTATCAGGAACTACTGATGGACATAATACACCAATTAGTGCTAGTAATCAGATGCGTTTGCAACCAATATCTGGACAGTTTGATAACAACCATACCCACAACTTCTCAGGATCAGGTGATAATAGACCTCCTTATTATGCACTTACATATATTATGAAATCATAATGACATTAACACAAGTAACTAAGGCTGGTCTACATGAGATAGCTCTGGACCATGTCTTTACAATAGGTGCTAGCGGTACTAGTGCCTACACATTTCAAGGAGAAGGGTTGAATGGCACTGTCAACAACCCTACTCTCTATCTTACAAGAGGTAAAACATATAGGTTTGAGAACGGTACAGGTGCTCATCCTTTACGTATACAAAGCGTATCAGGATCAACTGGTACTGCATATAATACTGGCGTAACTAATAACAATACAACTGGTACAGTTATTGTAGAAGTACAGCATGATGCTCCTGATGTTTTATACTATCAGTGTACAGCTCACCCTGCAATGAATGGTATACTATATATTACTGGTGCACTTGCAGACGGTGGTGTAACTACAGCTAAAATAGCTGACGATGCAGTAGATAATGACAAGTTAGCTAACTCTGTTGTAGCAGCTATAGCAGCAAACACAGCTAAGACTAGCAACGCTACACATACTGGTGATGTAACTGGATCTACGTCTTTGACTATAGCAGACGAAGCAGTAACATTAGCCAAACTAGAACATGGCACATCATCTAACGATGGGAAGTTTCTACGTGCAAACAACGGAGCAGATCCTACATTTGAAACTGTAGATTTTACAACCTTAAATGCTAGTAATCTGACATCAGGCACAGTTCCAGATGCTAGATTTCCAGCTACATTACCGGCAGCAAGTGGTGCTAACTTAACTAACTTGCCTGCTGCAAACTTGACTGGTACATTACCAGCAATTAGTGGTGCAAACCTTACTGGAATTGCAACAGCCGTAACAGCTATAAATACTCAAAGTAGTGCTTATACTTTAGTCGCTAGTGATGCAGGGAAAGCTATAAACTTATCTGGAGACATTACCATACCAAATAATGTTTTTTCTGCTGGTGAAAAAATAATTCTTGTTAATAATAGTTCAAGCTTTAAAAATCTTTTTACAGCATCAGGTCTAACTATATATAATACTAATGACGCTACTTACCCTACTGGAAATAATACTATACCAGCTAGAGGTTTTTGTACTGTATTTTTTATAGGTGCTAGTACTGCCTATATAGAAGGTAAAGTAGACATTGTACCAACATTTGAAGCAAGTAATAACTCTACAAATATAGTTTTATCAAGTGTATTTGGTTCAAATTGGAGTGCTAATATAGCAAAAATATACAACATTCCAAGCGGAGTTACAGTTGGTGGAACTAATGCTGGAGGTTCAGCTATATTAGTTTCTTCTGGTATGAGTGGTACACTAACAGTAAATGTATCAGGAACTGTAATAGGAAAAGGTGGTAATGGCGGTGATGGTGGTTTAGGTAACCAAGCCAACGTAACTAGCCCTCAAAATGGTGCCGGTGGTCAAGCTGGTGGTAACGGAATACAAGTAGATAGTGCAAACGTAACAATAAACAACCTCTCAGGTGGTCAGATTTCTGGCGGCGGAGGAGGTGGCGGCGGCGGTGGTGCCGGTCGAACAGGACAGTCACTAGGCTACTATTACGGTGGCCGTGGTGGTGACGGTGGTGTCGGCCAAGGCTACAACCAAAACCAGAGTAATGGTGCTTCTGGACAAAATGGTAATTACAATATAGGTGGTACTGGTGGTACTGGTGGTAATGGTGGTACCCTTGGTAATGCTGGTACTTCTGGTTCTACTGGTGGTAATGCACAGTATAATACTAACTTCGGTCCCGGATCAGGTGGAAGTGGTGGTGCTGCTGGAAAAGCTATTTGGAGTAATAACAGCAACTCATGGACAAACGGTACAACAGCCGGAACTTATCATGGAAGCTATACCTAATATAGTAATACCTAAAGTTGAAAAGATAGAAACAATATCTATACCTTTACCTACAGCTGACGTACCATACTATGAACCTATGGTAGTTCCTCCGAGCGATCTACGAGATCATGAAGAGGAACCAGTCAAGACTGTAGAAGAAACACCCGAACCACCTACCCTTAAGATACCGTTTATTAAACAGCCAGTACCTCAACCTTCTGCGGAAGTTGTAGTTGCTGCTGTTACAACGGCAGTTACAGCTGTGGCTGCTACAACGCTAACACAGCCTCTAATTGAAAACATTAGAAAAAGAGCACAAAAATTTATACAAGGTAAAATAAACAAATGGAGACAAAACCGCCAGAAAAGAAAGGACTCCTCACAAAGCTCAAAGAAAACGTAGATGACCATGAAGAGCAGATGGCAGTACTAGGTGCAGCAGTGCGTTTAGGTGTTGTTATCTGGTCCGGGTTTATTATTACATTAAGTTATGTTGAGCTGCCTATGGTTAAAAAGTCAGCTACGGCAGGCGATATCACGTTCGTGGCTTCGATTTTTACTGGAGCATTAGCTACGTTCGGCTTGTCTACTGGTAATGGTAAAAAAGATAAGAAAGAACCTACTACACCAAAGAAATGAAAAAATGGATTCTTCTCTTAGCATTGTTGTCACCCGCAATAGCAAGAGCAAACACTGTCACGCCTCAGTTTACAACAGGGTCGATGCAGTCAACGACAACAACACAACAAACAATAACAGAAACGATAGAGCACGACGTACTCGGAGCAGAAGTCAAAACTTGGGCTGGAACAAATATTACACCCAGTGGTGCGATTGGTGCAACCGATACAACCTATTCAGTTACAACAGGTGCAACAGAATGGGATCTTTCAATAACAACGAGAGAAGCAGGCACAATCGAAACAATAACAATAGACAGAACTATCGAAACAGATTCTACTACCAATTCTTACTCTATCTTCTCGCAATAAGTACACCTGTATTTGCTGAAGGAGAAGATACAAATGTAAGTAATCCTGTAGCAGCTGCGACTGGTAACGTAACTAATCAGGCTGTACAATTTCAAAACAATGGTGCATCGTCACGTCAGATATATGGTCCTAACATACAATGTAATGGATCTACTATGACGTTTAGTCCCTTTTATATGGGCAATCATACGAAACCATTAGATGAATTTATGCAGCCTACAAGTTACACACTAGCAGAAAACTGGGGGTTCCAAGTTAACTTTATGGTTCCACTAGATAAGTCAGGATATAAACAGTGTAAAGAAATGGCGAAAAGATACGAAGAAAAGATGAAGCTCGAGTATGAAATTACACGAGCACATAAATGTGCAGACTTAATGAAAAAAGGTTTTATGTATAGACCCGGCTCAGATAATTATAAAATGTGTCAGGATATAGTACCTATTGTTAAAGTCAAGCCACCTAAAAAAGAAAAGAAATTTTTATTATTTTAAATGAGCACACTATCAAAAATTATAGCAGACAGAGAAATTGCTGCAACAAAAGCTGAATTAGAAGCTAAAAGAAAGCCTAAGAAAAAGGCTGCAAAGCGAGACGAGAACGGACGCTATGTTAAAAAAGAAGTAGTTACACCCGGAGAAGAATAATGTTTGCACTACTAAAACCATTAGTTCTAACAGGACTAAAAAGCGACAAGTTTAAGAAGTTTGTAGTTGATCTACTCGAAAAGTTAGTTGAGTCTACAGATAACGAACTTGATGACAGAGCATTACAGATAGTTAAAAAAGGACTAGACATCGAATGAATGAAACCACAAGGGTAATACCTAAGAAAGCAGACGAAGAAAGTTTTAATGAACTGCACTACCTTGTCACCCAAGAATTTTTACGTTTAATAAAATGTGGTGAAGCAAAGACAGCAGATCTAAAAGCCGCATGTGATTGGCTAAAAACTAACGACATCACAGGTGTTGCCCTTGAGGGTAGTCCCTTAGATAGGTTAGCGTCAGTCATACCAAAAGTAGATCCATCTTTAGTTAAATCTAGATTATATGGCAAGAACCGGACCTAAGCTGAGTCCTAATCCCGGACGAACAGCACGATTCTATAGAAAGAATAAGAAGTCACGTATGAAGCATAGGCGTACAAACAGAGCGATCAATAGTACACCAGCTAAGAAAGCATACAGACGTGACCTAATGAAGATACGTAGAGAACGCAAGCCCGGACCACAGACAGATATGTCACATAAAGGTGGAAAGATCGTTGCAGAATCACGTAAAGCAAACCGAGGTAGAGGCGGAGCAAGAAGAACTTAATGACACCATTACTACCAAACCCTGATTACTATTTACACAATTTAATAACCATGACAAGTTCAGAATCTAAACGGCTCTGGAGAAGAGCTATCAAAGAGCACTTCGATTGTCAATGCGTTTATTGCGGAGAATTTCATGAATTACACAACCTTACAATCGACCATGTACGACCCAAATGCAAGGGAGGTACAGATACAACGACGAATGTTGTACCCTCGTGTCGACGATGCAATCAGGACAAAGGTAGTAGAGAATGGCTCGACTGGATGAGAGCCACATTTGGTCAAACAGACCGAGAACATAAAATCTTATCACACATAAAATAATGTCATATATCAAGCCTATACCGCTAGAAGAATTACCTTATACTCCAGTAGAACTCGGAGAGATGCTGGATAATGATGAAAAAGAAAGAGAAATCGAAATAGAAGGTTATGGTAAGGGTAGGCTTGTTATAAGTCCACAGAATAAGAACAAACCATTCTTCTATGCAGATGAAGCAAACTTACCAGCTAACCAGAAAGCTGCTAAACAGTTACAGGTAGCTGAGACTGCATTTAATGCACCACTGTTACTATCACCATTACTAGGTCTAGCTTCGGGTATACCTAAGATAGTTAAAGATAGAACACGAGCACAGATAAAGAAAGCTCGTATGAGTGCTGACGAAAGCAACCTAGAAGGTGCTATAAATCTAAAGCAAACTGTAGATGGTGTATTTAATATGCCATCTCAACAAGTTAGAGATATAGTCAGAATAGCTAAGAAAAACAAGATTAGCTACAAACAAGCAGAAGAGTATCTTAATTTAAAACTAAAGGGTGTAGAACCCTCTGGTACTCTTAACCCCGGATCAAGCGTAGAGACGTTAACAAAGCGATTTATGAAGTCACCGAAGGACAGATTTCCGGGAGCTGATGACATAAAAGGACAAGAACAATCTAGACCTAAGTTACCTCCTAAAGTAACAACTAACGAAAAGATGAAACAAGCTTTATTAAATGATGAAGCTATTATACTTAATCCTACGTATAGAGGTGGTAAAATTACAGTTAGAGACGAAGCTGACTTTTTTGATGTTAGTGCTGCTTTAATCGGCCCCGGTCAAGAAACTAAGAAAGATTCTAAAGGTAGAAAAATACCTTACGACAGAAGAGGTGTAACTGAGTTTGGAAGTGCGAAATCTGCACAACGTGATAAAGTCTATAAACACTTACAAGCTGCACTAGGTCCTAAAAATATAACTCGTACAGAGTTTAACAAGTATGCTAAAGAACAAGTAGAAGCAGAAAAGGATTTACGTAAAGCTATTAAATTACTAAATCTTAGAGCCTATGCTGCTGAAAAAGGTATAGACTTATCTGAATATCCTACAAAAGAAGCACAGCTAGAGTTTTTAAATCAAATTAATAAAGCTAAACGAGCTAAAACAAATTATACAGATTATAGAGAAACATTTGATTATGGTCATATAATATCTGCTAAAACTGGATTTAGACTAGAAGATTTAGGTATGAACAGAATATCTAATACTGAGATTGAAGCTGCACACAATATTGTTTCTCGTGATCCATACACTCAAAAAATTATTGAAATACTACAAGAAGGTAATAGAGAAAGAGGATCTAGAAGAGACTTTATTCCAGAAGTACAGATGATGAGAAATACAGCTGGTAGTGTAGTAGAAGACTTTGTAAAATGGAAATCTAATCAGCCCGGGGCGAAAGGTCCTAATCTTTATAAAATATTAGATAAGTTTATACCAAGAGAACAACATGAAAACTATCTTAGATTTGTACAGAAAAGATTTTATGAAAAACGTCAGGTAGCAGGCAGTTTTAAAAACTATTTAGAATTTGAAGAAGGTATACCTTACGAAAGATTTAAAAAGCTAGGTAGAAAATTACAGCTAAAGCTTCGTAGAGCATATGAAAAAGAAGTTGCAGATGCTGGTATTGTTACAGGTCGACAACAGTACGATCAAGCTTATCAGTGGATGAGAGAAGCTATAGATGAATTTATAGGATTACATCATCTTGATAAAGCTAAAAGAATACGAGGACCTAAAGAAGCTGGTGCTCTATATGACATTGAAGATCTTATGCCAAGAGATATAGAAACTCTTTTAGATATGATACTACCGGATTCTATTAATGACTGAACACGAAATAATTGATAGTCTAAAAAGTGATTTTAAGCTTTTCCTACAAGCACTGTGGGAAGAGCTTGATCTCCCTAGTCCTACCCGGGCACAGTATGCTATTGCTGACTACTTACAGAATGGACCAAAGCGTTTGCAGATTCAAGCGTTCCGTGGTGTAGGTAAAAGCTGGATTACAGGTGCATTTGTGTTATGGACACTATTTAATGATAACGAAAGAAAGATTATGATTATATCTGCGTCAAAAGAACGTGCAGACAACATGTCTATCTTTTTACAAAAACTAATTATAGAGACACCATGGTTAAATTATTTAAGACCCAAGTCAGACGACTCAAGGTGGTCTCGTATAAGCTTCGACGTGAACTGCTCACCACACCAAGCTCCTTCGGTGAAGAGTGTGGGTATTACAGGGCAGCTTACTGGAAGTCGTGCGGATCTTATGATTTTGGACGACGTGGAAGTACCGGGAAACAGTATGACGGAGTTGATGCGTGAGAAACTTTTACAGCTATGTACTGAAGCTGAAGCCATCCTTACCCCCAAAGATGATAGCCGTATTATGTATCTCGGGACTCCTCAGACTACTTTTACTATTTATCGTAAGCTGGCAGAGCGTTCGTATCGTCCCTTTATTTGGCCCAGCAGATACCCAAGAAGAAAGAAGCTCACACAGTACGAAGGGCTCCTAGCACCACAGATACAAGAAGATCTGGATATGGGTGCAGAGGAGTGGGAAGTAACAGATCCAGACAGATTTAGCGAAGAAGACCTAATAGAAAGAGAAGCAGCTATGGGTCGGAGCAACTACATGCTTCAATTTCAACTCGACACAAGTTTAAGTGATGCAGACAAGTTCCCTCTTAAGATGGCTGACCTTGTGGTTACTAGCGTCAATCCTACTTCTGCTCCTGATAACGTGGTCTGGTGTTCAGATCCAGCAAATGTTATAAAGGATGCACCAACTGTAGGACTGCCCGGAGACTACTTCTACAGCCCTATGAAGCTGCAAGGAGAATGGGGTCCATACGATGAGACCATATGCAGCGTAGACCCCTCTGGAAGGGGCTCAGACGAAACAGCAGCAGCCTATATTAGTCAACGCCATGGCTTTCTATACCTACATGAAATGAGAGCGTATAGAGACGGTTACAGCGACAAGACACTACTAGACATACTAAGAGGATGTAAGAAGTTTAACGTAACTAAACTTGTAATTGAGACAAACTTTGGAGATGGAATGGTCAGTGAACTATTTAAGAAACATATTCAACAGACACAACAACATATTGACATTGAAGAGGTTAGGGCAAACGTCAGGAAAGAGGACAGAATTATTGATGCTCTTGAACCTGTGCTCAACCAGCATCGTCTTGTTGTGGATCGTGCTGTTATCGACTGGGATTATAGGTCGAATAAAGACAGTGCACCTGAGAGTCGCCTCCTCTATATGCTCTTTTACCAGATGAGTCGGATGTGTCGTGAGAAAGGTGCAGTCAAACATGACGATAGGTTGGATACACTTGCACAAGGTGTAAAGTATTTTACTGATGCGTTGTCGATTAGTGCTCATGATGCGATAAAACTAAGAAAAAGAGAAGAATGGGACAGTATATTGGAAGATTTCATCACTTGTCCTCAAAGATCCGCTAATCACCTCGTAATGGGGATGAATAAGGAGCAAAGAGAGCAAGCAATGGGTCTAGAAGGTAATTCTAACGTTAAAACGTGGATATAAACCGATCCCTCACGTATACAGGGGACGAGAAGGGTGGACTCGACCCCAAGAGGGAGACTAACATCTCCCTCAACCTATTACTGGTTATCATATGAGTTGATAACTCTTAATATACTACCACTAACTCCTAAAAATGAAATATATACAGAAATATAAGGCTGCACTGAAGCTAAACAGATGGCCGATGATAGATTATGTCAAACAAGCTGAAGAGGAGCAGCAAAACCGTATAGATAGGCTCTATCCGAAAAAATAACATAAATTTTGCTGCCCTATTGGCGTTGTAGCCGGGACGCACAGCCCCCCAGCGGCCTCCGTAATATTAATAAATAACAAGTTTTGCCAGTTACTCACAAGAATTAATTATTATTACACTGTAATTCTTATTAGTTTATGTCGTTATCTGTTGCGGTATCATTTTAGACGCATGAG